GCACAAAAGGGCCCATTAAATACACCAACATTTATTACTAATGCACAACAATTTGTCGATACCTTCGGCGAGCCATTTCAGGATAGCTACCTTGGGTATTCTGTTCTTGCTTATTTGGAGGAAGGTAATCAGTGTTATGTGCAAAGAGTTGGTGTAGAGTGGGAAGAGGAGATGGTGTCTGATTTAGAAGACATTTCAATCGATACTTCTGGCGCCAAAAGATATGGGTGGGGTAAGATACCATTATTTACTGGAATTGACAACGGCAGGATTGCGCTTAGGGTGCCCACCGAAGAAAATCCAATTCAATTCCATAACGATGCCATAACCAACATTGAATACAATGACCTTGATCCTTCTTCTCCAACAGACGCGACATTAGATTTTACCGGTGCTGGTCTAAGTGATACTTATACTGGTGTCATTGATGATTCTTTTGTTGTGTTGATAACTGATGGTCCTACTGCAACTGGTGGATCGTCAATGAATGGTGCCTCATATGAGATAGTTAGAAATAGCGATGGTGAAGTTATAGAAAGTGGGACGATTGTTGAGAGTACGACACCAGGCGAATCAGATCCGATTTCGGTTGGATCTGGCGATGACGATTCTGGTCTTATTTTCAAAATTGTTGTTAGTACTGGTGTTCTTGAACAAAATGATAGTTTCACTTTTTCTGTCCAGCCAAACAATAGAACTTTCGGTTTTTGGGTAGACAGAGAAGAAGATACTAATGGCCCAGTTATTAATGAATATAATATGCCAGCAAATGCGTGGTATGATGGTGTAACTGCAGGACACACCATTGACGATTTCGTTTCTGATTTTAATGCATTAGATGAGGGAAGCGGACAACTTGGTCTTACTGAAGAATATAAATTAGTTAATGTTGATGGCATCCCAACTGTTGTTACAGACGATAGGGGTCAAAGCATCCAGCTAATGCCAGTTAGTGGTTCTGGTGAAGCTTGGGCTTTGGAAGTCGGTAAGAGCTTGTATGCATGGGACATACCAAGAGCAAAATTGCTTGGAACGGATGTTGGTCCGTTTACAATAAATTCAGGCAATAACAGAGTTTCAATCAATGCTATTGACAATGACGAGACAACTACCATCGATTTTTCACTTGGTGTTGGTACTAATGTGACTGTTGAGACAGTTGCTCAATATTGTCATTCTGGTGGTGTCGAGTCCGGTGTCAGATATTGGAGAGCATATGCTCTACAAATTACCGACGATAATAATGTGTTGGTTATTGAGGCAGATCCGACAAACCAATTGGTGACTCTTGAAATGTTGGCTAACTGGTCAAATATCAAGACTTTAAGATTTGCTGACACAGTTGAAATAAATTATCCATATAAAGATGCATATGATGGTTTTTATGATCCAAGAAGAAATTTGCCTGAGCAGGGTGAATTGGATCCGTCAACACCGGCGAGTTGTGAGTCTAATCCTCTTGGCGTACAGTGTTCTGTAGATGCAGATTACTATGAAAATATAGTTGGTTTCTTTGTTGCTTCATCTCCTGGCACCTGGATTGATAATTATTCGGTTACTTTGGAATTATTCACTCAGGGGGTTGGAGACAGTGCTGGTCGCTATACTGTTGTAATTAAAGACAGTGCTGGATTGACTGTAGAACAGGTTCAAGATATTTCTTTCGATAAAAATTCAGACAGATATGTTGGTGATATCTTAAATCCTGGAAGTTCTATAGGTGGAGTGAATGGTAATTCATACGTCCATTGGGAAGAGCGCCCAGCCGCTCTAAAGAATGATCCTAATTCAACCGATTATGAAGTTAGACTACCGTCATCATTTAACGAACGTGATTTTGATGGCCAAGCAAATGGAATTCCTGATGACCCAATCTACAGCAGTGAATTGGATAGGGTTGTGATAGGAAATCCAGCACTCGCAACTGGTGTATTTGCGTTCGAAAATCCAGAGACATATGACATCAATTTGATGGCGACTCCTGGTTTCTCTTCGGGTGCAGTTATTGGGCAAGCAATTCAAATGTGCATGTCGAGAGGTGATGTGCTTTATCTTGTTGATCCCCCATATGGTCTACGTCCGCAACAGGTCGTTGACTGGCATAATGGGATGCTGTTGTCTGATTTGAGGCAAGCAATCAATAGCTCTTATGCGACTTTGTATTGGTCATGGCTCCAGATCTTCGACCAATTTAGTGGCGATAATATCTGGATTCCTCCGAGTGGCCACGCTTTGGCTGTGTTTGCTAGAACCTCCAGAGTCGCAGAACAATGGTTTGCTCCGGCAGGGTTGCGTCGTGGTCGTTTAATAACTCCTCTGGATGTTGAATATAGCCCAACATTACCAGAGCGTGATCTTCTTTATGGTTCTGGAAATGCTGTAAACCCAATTGTGAATTTCCCACAAGATGGCATCACGATTTGGGGTCAGAGAACCTTGCAGCGTATGGCATCGGCTCTTGATAGGGTTAATGTCCGAATGCTCTTGTCCTATATTAAGAAGAACTTAACGAGAGCACTTCGTCCGTTTGTGTTTGAACAAAATGACTCAGTTACTTGGGAACAAGCCAAAACACTTACTGAGTCATTTTTGGCAGACATTAGAGCCAGAAGGGGTTTGGAAGAATTTAGGGTGGTGTGTGATGAAACAACAAACACACCAGAGAGAAGAGATAGAAATGAAATGTGGATTTCTATTTTTATCAAACCCACTAAGGTTATCGAATTTATCGTTCTTAACATCGTGGTGATGAGAAGCACACAGAGCTTTGCTGCTGAAGAAATTCTTTCAGCAGGTGGTGTTGTAACTGGCGAAAATGGTGTTACTAACTAATATTGGTAGGGTTGATGGGGGGCGCTTGCGCCCCCCATTTATTGGTATAAAATATGTGTTGTGGACATGTAAATAGTAGAGTGGTCGCATCAAATCCTAGAAAACCAATAAATTCGATAAATAGATTAAAAATAATAACATGTCCAATATGTGGTTCTGCTTTGAAAAAATTAAATAAATATAACGGGCGTAGAGTTATAAAATCAACTCAATGTTCGAACAAAAATTGTTCAAATAAATAATTCTACGGTCAAAAATAAATTAGTAATACTTATTAAGGAGAATAAAATGCCTGGTTTTATAATTTGCGGAACAGGTGGTCAACAAGAAACACAGGCCAACGGCAAGGTTGAAACCCGTCGTAAATATCGTTGGATTATGAATGTGCCGGATCTTGGTGGTAGGGCTTGGGCCTATCTTAAAACTGCAAATAGACCCAAAATGACTCTTGGTACTATTGAACAACATCACAACCAAGAAAAGATTTGGCATGAGGGTAAAACAACATGGAATGATTTAACATGTTCATTCTATGATGTGGAAGATCAACCAGATGTTTCCCAATCTATTTATGCTTGGCTTGGGGCAACAACGTATGGAATTACAGAAGCTTTACCATACCACCCAAGAGATTATAAAAAGGATGTTACAGTTAAAATGCTGAAACATGATGGGAGCACTAGCGAAAACTGGAAATATTGTCATGCTTGGCCATTTGATGTTGATTGGGGTAATTTAGATTATACGGCAGAAGATTTGTGTGAGGTTGCCGTTGTGTTTAAATATGATAGAGCACAAAAGATTGGTATTTAATAAAAATGCCTGGTTTTTTGATAAATGGCTCTGGTGGCGACAATGCGCCTAGCGCCAAAAATGATATTAATCGTTCTTATAGGTGGAAGATTAACAGTCTTCCATCTATAATAAGTAGAGAATATTATGGATTAATTGTTGATTGCACCCTTCCATCTATAGATTTTGACATATTAACAGTTCAAGGGATGAGTTTAGAATATAAGATACCGAAGAAGCCGGTGTTCCAAAATATGGATATAACATTCTATGATTTTGGTGGATTGCAAGACGAATTTGAACAATGGATTGATCACATATGGAGCCCAGATAAAGGCCTATATGATGGCGGTGACACATCGGACATAAAGAAAACCATAAAAATTGATGTATTAGATAACACTGGGAAACAACCAACAAAAACTTACGAAATATTTGGGGCGTGGCCAAAAAGATTATCTAGTTCCAAATTGAGTATGACAGACGAAAATTTAAAAACTTTAATTGTTGAATTTGCATATGATTATTATAAGCTAAGTTCTCTAGCTAGTTCTGTAGCTAGTGCTGCGGCTTTTGCAGCTTCAGTTGCTGCTGGTGACATCGCTAAAATTACTGTTGCACAATCACAATTAACT